AGCCGTAACCCAAATAGCCTCAGTTATTCCCAAATTCTGATAACGTATTTTATTATTAAATGAATTGAAATTGGCTAATTGATTTCTGGCGATAAATTTAGAAGACTCTACGCGCTTTCCGGCAATCGTCTTAAATCCCCCTAAGACTTCTTCGACTGGCTGACCTTCCGCCATAAGTCGTAATGAGTTTGCAGAGAAGTCTGCAAGAGTCTCATCAAGATTCCGGTTAACCCATTCTATAGACTCTTCAATCAAAGCATTGGTTTGAGGTTTTAAGCCTTCTTTGGCGATGAGGTCTTGAGCATTTATACCCATAACCTTTTCAACATTCTCAAAAATTGTGGATTGACTCGCTTTATTTAATCCCCTTAAAATCTGCGTGACTTTATCCCGAACACGATCTTTATTAAATCGCTTCTTAATCTTAGCCTTTGCCTTATTCGATAGGGTCGTAAATATCCGCGCCCAGTTCCCAACCTGAGCATCTTCAAACTTATCAACAGTTTTCTTATTGAGCTTTTTGAAAGTCTCGTTTTCGTATTGTTGAGCAATAGCTCTTGTCATTTCCTGCATAAACCGCTCAAACTTATTTTCAGCGCCTCTTGGGTAGGGGACTGCTTTGAGCGGTGTCTCTTCTGGAAGTGATAAGTCTCGCTTCATTGTTAATCCTCGTCAAAGAAATTTTCAGCCGTTTCTTTTTTCGTTAATCCTTTTTCGATAAGATAACTATTTTGGTCTTCGCCCATGTCGCGCAATAATACAGCATTCCCGATAATAACCTTTTCATAATTGGCCGTTTCAAGTGGCGTTGTACCTTGTTCGTCTTTGAACGTTATAGGCTCTAAGCCTAGTTTCATTAGTAATTCATTGAGTGTATCAACTATGTAAAACTCTTGATAGGCTTGAATAGCATCGTTGTATATTTTTTGCTCATTATCTCCGCTTGAGTTTAACCCCTTGACATTTTCACCAACCAAAAAAGAAACAGGTATTGAGGTAACAAGAGATAAACGCCTTAAGGAAACGTCATCAACTTCTTTCAAATTCGTTAACGCTTGGGCGATGCTCTGCACCTCATCGTCCATATCAATAATTCCAGCGCCATAGATAGAACGGTTATCTTCCATAGCTGAAATATATTTTATTAAGTTCTCTTCTTTTCCCTGCATCATGAGGCTTTTGAAGTCTTTGACTTTATAGAAAAAGCTGGAGTTCTTTTCAACAATTGAGGCCGAAGCCCTTTCTATTATCCCATCATTAACTAGCTGATCATAAATCAACTCGCTCTCAGATATCCCACCGTATTGATATTGTGGGGCCTCTTCCTGTACGGGCTCAACATATGAAAAATCGGCAACTCTCGTCCAATGGATTGATGCGCCACGCACCACATAAAATTTAGGTTTATAATACCGCTCGTCTGCCAAGTCTCTACTTGCTTCAATAGCTGTGACCATATCACCAGAAAAGACATCGAGTTTATATTTATTTCGATTCCAGCCATCTTTTAAAGGTTGATCCAAAGAGGCTCCATATTCATGGATAACAACGATACCACGACCAAAACCAAGCTGAAACATACAGGCTTTTTTGACAGCTTTCTCAATCTTAGCTTTATAAATTAATTCATCTTCTTTACTTTGAAATTGAATAGTTTTTGATAATGCAGAGCTCGTCTTAATTCTGAAAATTTTATTTGCTGTGCCACTCTTATAAATAGCTCTGAGCTCTTCGCGGTCTAAATAATCACGAACAAAGCTATTTCTATTTGAGGCGCTGCGCCTTTGAGTAAGTGAGCTTAAAAAATCCTTTAAGCCGTCACCGAATTTTTTTATAGATTTCATTATTTAAACATCTCCGCATAATCAATTGTGTCATTTCTTAAAAAATCTTCTATAGCGTCCATAGTTGGATCTACCTGGTCGTCATGCTTAGAATTTGGGAAGGCTGTAAACTCAGATAGATAGTCACTTAAGCCTTCCCAATCCTCCGGCAAGAATACATTCCCACTCGAAAGCAGCCCTGTACAGTCTCGCGCTCTAGTTACCTTATCAATATTTCTTGGTATTGCAACAATTGGCAAACCTTCGCGTTTTAAAGATTGTATTAAGCCTGTACCGCTAGCCTTGTCTTCGATCTTAAATGCATTTACATGTGCATAACCGACATTATGTTTTAAATAGAATGCACGGGCCTGTATTAACAATTCTGGCGATTCCCATTTACCGCGGACTTGATCCAATAAATATATCTGACCGTTTTGAGATTTCCCCCAACATTGAAAAACAGAGTAATCATTTGATTCTTTTGTTTTAAGGGCTGTATCTGCGTAAATTCTTTTCGATATAATAACGGGTAGTTTTTTATAGAAACTCCAGTATGAATCTTTAAATATGCCGCCTCCAATCGGGGTCGGCTGTTGCATTAACTGACTTTCAAAAAAATAAGGATCAGCCTTTTTTATACTCTCTAAATCTTCCTTACTATATTTGTCATCCCAGATAGGCTCCCCATCTTCGTCCAGTATAGGTATAACGATGCTATACCACTCTTCGCCACTTCCACCGCCAGCTAAAAAAGCGCTCAAGTCTAACTCATGTAATCTTTGCATTATCAATATCTTTGGTGATGTCCTATGGTTTGCTCTTGATTTGAAACCTTGCCTACACCAAGTATTAATTTTATTCCTCTTAACCACAGAATAGGCGTCCATTGCCTCCATAGGGTCATCGATAATTCCCGCGCCATGAAACAGCCCGTCATCAATAGCACCACCAAATCCATGCCCAATAATACCGCCACCAGCGCCGCAAGAATAAAATTCACCACCATCGATATTTTTAAAGTGGTCGGCTGCGTTCTTATCTTTCTTCAGCTCGAAATCTGGATAGATTACATTAAATATATCTGACCTTAATACATCCCTGACTTTAATGGCATTCTCTTGCGAAAGTGTAGCTGATACAGAGGCATTGATAAATTTTGAATCGGGAAAATTGCCAAAACACCAAGAGCAGAACATTACAATCGCGATCTCTGTCTTTCCGTGTCTGGGTGGCATATTGATTATTAAATTTTGTATATCGCCCGTAACTACTTGCTCCATCGCATTTATTAAAATTTCGTGATGGGGCTTAAATATAAATTCAATTCTATAATGATGTTTAAATATTTCTTTTATGTAAGTTTTGAAGTCTATTCGACAATCTGCAATCTCTTGAGGGCTAAGCATTACTTAGACTTCTTTATCAATTCTTTTATTTCTTGCTGGCCTTTCTTGATCCACTCAACGTCATTCTTCATCTGGGCGTTTTGTCTATTAGTTTCGTCTTGGCCTTTATTCAATGATTTTATTTCTACGTGTATTGACGCTGAATCGGCATTAATTCTATGTTTGAGTTCTTCTATTCCGTCGGTGTTCTCTTTGACTCCATTCGTGACATTAGCATGCAATAGGCCCAAGCTAAATATAAATACTACCACAACCCAAACAGTGTTAAAACTCAGAATCATTGGTTTTTCTTTTTCAGCCATAGCAGTATCTATACCTTATATATTTTGTTTTTACTGTATTATACAGCTAAAAACGCTTTACGCTCTGCACGAATATCAACAAAGCCAACTTCAACAAACCCGAAAACTAAGAAGTCACCGCTTGGAATAGTATCAACCGAAAGGCTGTTTTTACGTGCAAAATAAGAGCCGTTTACATCAGCGGCATCTGTAGGTAGACCCCAAAGGGCTTGACGCCAATCACCAAGCGCAGCAGCGAGCGGTAAATCTTCTTCGGTAGCTTGGCCGGACTCAACAGCTCTTTCTGACTTGTCGAGCTCTGCAAGTGTCTCAGGGTAAATCTGCGAAGCTTCATAGGCTTTACAGGCTTGCCACAAAGAGTCTTCTATGGCGGTTCTCTGCTCATCAAATAAATCTTCAGCGGTCTTTTCTACAACATCGCCATCAACGAATTTCAAAGCGTTTGGTGATCCCCAAGGGTTGCCCGCTCGCTCAAGCTCTAAGATTGTCGCGCCGCTTTTTACCTGCGATTCTTTCCACTTTTCATAAGTCGCGTTGATTGTATTATTAACGCTGATAACTTCGTCGTTTAGTATTGCAAATCCTCTAAGCATTTTCCTGTCCTTTTTAATTTAAATTATGGTTGAATTCTTGGAATTTTTGAGAGTCTGAGGGTGCCTTCAGTAGCGCCAGTCCCGCCCGCGAGTACCTTAATGCTAGTAACTTCGGTGCCGGTCTCGGTGTACCAGTTAGCTTGAAATCTAATAGTATCCTCCCGTTGGGTTGAGTGGACTAATGCGGGCCTCTGCTGTCCCGACTTAGGGTAAAGTATTAGCCTTGAGGAGGACTCTAAGCCGTTAGAGTCTAGCACAAAAGGGGCTGTCGATATGCCCGAACCTGAACTTGCTCCTGTGTTCGACCCCTGACCTTGGAGAAGCTGCGAAGTATTATCAGGGCCTGAGCTTCCATTTATTTGATAATCTATATTGTCATTGCAAGAGCCAAACCACTCAATCAAGTACAAAAACTCACTATCGCCGGTCAAATTATCGAACAAATATCCCGCGCTGAAGTCGCCGCTGATTGGCACCTCTTTCACAGTCTGCCACGGTAGCGTGTCGCTCGTCTTATTAGGCGTGCGCTTGCGGTAAAGGTGCGCCGTGCCCGTCGTGGCTGCTTGAGGTATTACTTGAATCGTTTCAATATTGCTAGAAGTTTCTTTATACCAAAAAGATCTCTCCATTTGTTGCGAAGACACGGTTTGGCTACTAGTCGTGGTGCAAAGTCTTTTCGAACCCGATTTCGCATTAATGACCATACGGGCTTGTCTAGCTAATTGAATACTTGTATTCGTCGTGCTATTAAATGAAGATAAAGCGCCGCCATTATTATCCAATAACTGCACTATATAATCCGTGCCACCATTGTTATTGAACGTAAAACCAATTTCCTTGTCGCCGTCCCATGTGGTTTTGTACTGCCCGTCAACATCACCATTTAAACCTGTGAATACCTGAGTTGCTGCACTAGCCACGAAAGTCTTAGTATCAATCAACTCCCACTCTTCTTGGGCCGAATCCTTCGGCGTGGCGAAAATGACGAGGTGGCAAGTGGCTGTATTTCCTGCGGCGGCTCTCTTTAGTTGGATTGACTCAACTGGGTCTGCCGTGTTCTTCCAGTAGCTTGAGTATACGCGGATTCTTTGGTCAGTAGGCGACCCCGACAGCGTGCCTAGTCCAAAAAATGTTCTCTCATTGCCAGACTTGCCCAAGGCTTTAAATAACCCTAGTGAGGGCCGAGTATCCGAGCTATGTCCCGGCGCCATAGTTGCGCGGCTGTCGTTTACCGCTGCTTGTACGGAAGAATTCACCCCGTCCATATAATACATTCGGTAGTCAGTACTAAGATCATTGTTGTATCCGACCGACAACTCACCCCCGACTGCGTCCACTCCGAACATTGGTATAACGTCGAAGTCGTATTTATCACCCCCATAACCAAGGGCGGCGACGTCTACAGATAAGGGGTCTGTATTGAAATCCCTGCCGACGATTTCTTCGTCAAAAATAGCCCGCGCCCGTGTTGCTGCTATAGCGCCCATGATTAGCTCACATTCCAGACATTCGCGGTGCCAGTCAACACAAACCGCACCTTTTCGCCCGGACTTAAAAAGATATTTGTACGACCTAAAGAAAGCGTTCCGAGTCGGTCCGAAGCGTTAGCAAGATCAACTTCAAGGATTCCAGTTCCGCGATGCTCGATAAATACAGCGGCTTGAGCAGTTAAGCTCGCGCTAGTCAAATGCGTGAATGTGTCGCCGCCAGCACCTGTGTATACAATAGTCTTATTGTTGCTATAGTCTACTGCGGCTAAGAGATAAGCCCCGCCTTGGGGATTCTCATTGCTACCAAAGCCAGTACTTAACACAGCCCAGTAAGCCGCTTCAGTCGTGGGGTCTTGATTTATATTAGGAGTCTGTAAAGAAACATAAACTTGACCATCTGAGCCTTTAGCCCAGCCATTGACCGGATAATCAGTGGCGGTATCATGAATAGCAATACCCTGCTCATTTACATGCGCAATAAATTCGTCTGATCTCTTTTGAGCCCAATTCTGAACGCCAGAAGGTGGAATCTCTGCGATCCATCCTGTTTTTGTCTTAACTGCACCAGGATCAGTAGTAGACCCAGTTGAACCCCATACACCATTACTTAGATCTGGTTTAGCTTGTGCCATTGTTATTTCTTCCTAGTTTTATTTTTTATAGCCGCCATGATAGCCTTACGGTCTTCTGCGCTATTTGTTAAGTCATTGTGAGTTATTTCACTGTTATCTTTCCAGCCCATTTGTTTGAGTGCAAATATAGCCCCAGTACACGCTTTCCCATTCAAAGAATTCTCATAATGATTCTCAATGCAGGTCTTAGCTCTTTTGATTATGCAAGAAAACTCAGGCTTTTTATTATAGTCATAAAGGCTTTGTCTGTCGCAGAATCCAAGGTATAAAGCGAGCCCGGTAACTGTGGGGCAATCGTAATGCGTGAAGGTGCCATCTTCGTCATATTGTGGCCCTTTGTCCTCAAAATACTCAGTGATTTTATCGCGCAAATCTGCTGGAGTATTGAATTTAGGAGGTGCGCCGCCATTATTGCCGACTGAAAATATATTACCCTTCTTGAATTGATGAGCCATAATAACCAATTTTTATTTTTATTATACTATCGCCTTTGACAAGTTGCAATCTAACTCTGATAAGTACACAAAAAAGCCCCGTATTTCTACGAGGCGCGGGAATTACATCTTTTTCAATCCTTATAAAACTCTTTCAAATGTGGCGCTTTCCATCGGAATTCGCCTTCTTCATAATCGCCATAACCCCTCTCTATTGCCTCTTTTTCCCAGTGTTTATTTAAATCACCCTTTACTAAAACTATAATTATTATCAATATAACACAACAGATATTTACTATTGTGAATGCTTTGGCTTCTTTCACAAATCAACCTCTTTCACAAAGCTACCATCTACCATTTTTCCCTTGCGGTCTTTAATCTCACTATAGGCTAATTCTAAACACTCAAAAAGGTTTTTACCTAATTGCTTTGACAAGATAATCAAGACGACTAAGACATCACCTAAACTATCTTCTATTAGGGCTTCATTTTGCTTTAATACTCCAGCGGCCAACTCTCCAGACTCTTCAAGAAGTTTACAAAGTTGAGCGTGTGAAGATGCTTTATTTGTCAAGCCTTTATTTACTGCCCAATCCTCCACCGCGTTAATTAATTCATCTTTATTCACTTCCCTACCTTCTTAGTTAAATTCGAGCATGAGGCACATTTAATAATATTTTTATAGTCTGTTTTGATAAAATTAACACCCTGGCAATGCTTACAACTCTGGCTCATTTCGCGATCCTTTATTTTTTGATATTCGTTTAATATTTTTCTTTCAGAGTTATTATCTACAGAATACATCGATCCTACGCAAGGTATAGAGAGTAAAATTATTAGAATTAGGCAACCCATTGTCGAGCGGCTTGTTTGTGTGTTTGGTTCTCCGCATTTCGGGCAAATCTTAGCTTTTTTACTTATTGATTCGTTACATGTTTTACAGTTTTTCATTTTTCCAACTCCCTTGCTTTATCTAGTCTTTCACTAAAATCATTAGTACAAATACCTTGATCAGCTAACTCATTAATTAACCACCTTACAAGCTGCCACGTCTCAGGCTCTTGAATTGGGTGGGGCTCGTTATGAAATTCACGTATAGAGTTGGCGTTTAGCCTATTTACGTGATCTTGGATAAGATCCACCTTGGTATAATGCTTATAGGTCTGATTCATTTTTCCAACTCCTTGGCTTTTTCTATTGCGAATTCAAAACACTCAGTAAATAGCTCATGTAAAGTATGGGGGTTGAGATGAACCTTGCTCATTGTTACAGATATTAGATTCTCACATCTTGATAAATCTTCCCCATCCCAGACATTAGCGTCAAGCCAATCT